GCAGCACCTTTAACACGAGATGAAGCACAGATATTCAGGTAATCGATACAAACAATATCAGGCTTAAAGCCTTGTTTCATTTTCAGTTCATTAAGCAAATGTCTGAAGTGACCAGCATGAGCTGAACCAGTTGGGTATTCTTTGATAACAAGCTTACCTTTAGTCTTTGATCTAATACGTTCAATACGTTTAGCGTAAACATCACGCGGCAACAGCTTTAACTCGTCAAGAGTTACATCCATCATATTAGCGTCAATACGCTCAGCAATACGTTCTTCTGCCATTTCCATTGTAATGTAAACAACATTCAAACCTTGCATAAGAGCATTTGCTGCAAAGTGGCATTTCAATAGAGACTTACCACCGCCAGTTGTTGCAAGCAGCACAGTCATAGATTTACGAGGTAAGCCACCTTTAGTAATCTTGTTTAGAATATCAATATCAAATGGAATACGTTCTTCTTTGCGGTGATAGAAATCATAACGCGATTCAGCATCTTCAATAAAGTCGTGGCCTACCGAGCTGTCAAAGCTAATACCCAGAGAAGCAGCAAGCAACTCTGGAATAGAGCCTTTATCGTTTTCTTTATCTTGACCGTCCATAATCAAAATAGCTTTGCGAATTGAGTTGAATAGATCTTTATCTTGGCAAAACTTTTCTGTTTCTGATACAAGGAAATCTATATTTGTTGATGAGTCTGTAGCTAAGCTATCAACTTCAGACATAATATTTTTGTAAGACTCTTCGTTAAGGTCTTTACGTTTATCTAGAGAAAGCTTAAGCGCTTCAATAGAAGGCGGTGCTTTGTATTCTTCGACGTATGATGAATATGTATCAAAGATTTTTCTTAGTGAACCATCGTCAAAGTAATCTGCTTTAATGTATGGATATACTTTGCGGTAAAATGTATCGTTGAGTACGAGATTTGATAATACTGTTTTTTCAATCATTTGATATTTCCGTGTTCTAAATTAGAATTGGCAGCCGAAGCTGCCAACACATTCAATGTTATCTTATATAATAACATACATTACAAATACTGTCAACAGTTGATCACTCGTCTTCATCTTCATAATCTTCATCAATAGTACTAACACGTTCTGAATCATCACGCATAATACTACCAGATGCACCAACTGTAAACTTATCTTTAATATAAGTTGTAATATCAGTCTTCTCAAACATCATCATCCAAAAGTCTTTGTTATCATTAACATCTTTTGCACGAAGAGATTTTTCTGACAAGATTTCGCCAGTTGCAGGATTAACTGCTTCATACCAACCAGCTTTTGGTTTACGAAGGTAACCACCTGCTTCAGCAATATCCATCAAACCAGACCATTTAACAATACCACCTTCATAGCTTACACTAATCGGAATCTTTGATTTCTCTTTAACATAACGAGATTTTTCAATGTTGATAATGAAGTGATAGCCTTGAATTTCTGTACCAACTTTATCTTGCTGACGACCGATAATCCAGATGCAATCTGCTGAATAATAGATACCCGTACCGCCGGACACGACATCCTTAGGAAATAAACCAATCTCTTTATAAGTGTGGTTAACTGCAATGAGAGGAATATCTTTAAGGTTAAGATGCGGAGTAACAATACGGAACAAAGACTTAAGTGCTTTAGCACGAGTCATGTCAGCTACTGATTTACCTTCAAGAGCATCTTCAGCTTCTTTCTTAGAAGCAAGGTTACCAATAGAATCGATAACGATAATAACTTTATCGCCTTTTTCGATTTTGTCAAGTTGTTGAGTAATATCGAACTTAAGTTCTTCAACATTAACAATTGGTGTGTGTACAACACGGTTTACGTCAATACCAAATGAATCAAAGTACGCTTGAGGCGTACCAAATTCTGCATCATAAAACAAAAGAATTGCTTCTGGATTTCGTTGCATATAAGCGCCTGCCATCAACAACGCGAATGCCGATTTAAAGTGCTTAGATGGACCTGCAAGAACGAGCAATCCAGGTACAACACCACCATCAATTCTACCAGATAACGCGACGTTAATCATTGGTACTTGTGTTGGTGCCATATCTTTCTTACCGAAAACTTTGGATTTAGAAAGTTGAGCAGTTAACTTAATTGTACTGTTCTTCACTAGCTTGTCTAATAGACTCATAATTATTTTCCTTCTACAATTGAAAGCAATTTACTTTTATACGCCTCAATCTTTTTAACTCGATCAGGCCAGAAAATTGTTGATTTATCTGGGTTCTTACACAAGTTGTCTAAGAATGGCGTAATGGATTTGTATAGAAGATTTAGACGATATTCTAAATCGTCAATAGTTACTTGAGTGTCTGTTAATTTTTCTTTTAACGTCTCTTTTTCGCTACTGACTTTTTGAATAGTTTCTTTGGCCTCAGCTTCTTTTTCTTGAAGTTCTTCGTCGATGAAGCTGAAACCAAAGTCATAATCTAAAACCTCTTCATGAGGTTTTTTAGCCATTAGCTAGTTCCTGAAAGATAGAAAGATCGTCATCGTCGTCATCTGTCATAACAGGTTTCTTAGAAGTAGATTTTGCTTCTTTTAAAGTAGGAGTTGGAGCAGCCTTTTCTGAATTACCCATGCTGCTTAGATCAAACTCGTTGTCATCTGCTGCTTTAGAAGGAGCACTAGCTTCTTCATCAAGAGCAAGAACACGGTAAAGTTTTGCTTTCAACTCATTGTAAGACTTAAAGTTCTTAGGATCAATCAATTCTTGCAATGCATGCTCTGAGTTGTAAATACGTTCGAGTTCTGCTTCGTCATCAGACAAAGGACCCGGTGCATCAAATTCAGATTTATCGTAGTTTGGGTATCCTTCGAATTGACGGATTTTCAAACGGAAGTTAGCACCTTCCCAAAGATCAAACGGGTTGACCGGTGCTTCATCTTCAAACTGTGGATTCATTAGATCGTTAAGTTTGTCGAAGATTTTTTTGCCGAAGGAAAACATGAATACTTTGCCTTCGTTATCTGCATTACCAGAATCTTTAATAACGTAAACGTTAGCAACGTATTTCAGGCGGCGCTTTTGCTTGCGAGCAATTTCTTTGTCTGAATCCAAGCCAGAATTCCACAACTTGCCGTTGTATTCTGAAACAGGGTCGTCTTGATTGATGGTAGTGAGAGAGTTTTCGATGTACCAGAGACCTGTTGGGCCTTGGAAACCGTGATCCCATACGCGAACAAATGGCATTTCTTCACCTTTAGGAGCAGGCAAGAAACGGATAATTGCAAAACCGTTACCTGCTTTATCGCGGGTTGGTTTCCACATTTTACCTTCGTTGGGATCTGAGTAGCTCTTTGTTGAGATTTTTTCGAGCTGTGCGTTCAATTTGCCGAGGGAGGCTGAACGATTCTTTTTAAGTGCGTCAAATGACATATTAATTATCTCCTAGTTTTGCTGTATATAGCGTTGTTGTATTGCGATTTATATGCAGGTTTTAATTGCATAATCTTATTTATATCAGAAAAAGCGTTCACGTACGATATCTTTAAACTTTTTTTCATCAATTTCTAAAAAAGGTTTATACTTCTTTATTAGCCTAATTATATCACGTGCTACGATTTTGTCAACTATTTCTTTTTCCCAATAAGGAAAAATATTAGATATTTTCGCAATGATACTAAATGTTTCAAGACTGATTTTCTTCTGTAAGTACATAGTCATAATAAAAGGATGTTGTCCATTTACTGAAGTAAAATTAGCTTGAAAGTTATCGTCAAGAAGATTTAGATCTGTTTTAAAGACGCGAGACAAAGAATCTATTTTTCTTTGCCAATCAATATACCGATCTTCACCTTCTTGTTCTACGATTTCACGAATCCAGACATTTGGTTTGATGACCATATTAGCCACCATTAACTTTTCTGGATTTTCTTTATTAGATAGCTTTTCGAAAAAGTAAGCATCATTCCTAGTTCTAAACGTGTCAAATGATGCTCTTATTTTTCCATTATATTTGTGATAATCATATCCATCAGTTGTAAAATGTTTCTTCATTGCAAGGTATTTTACATACCAATGAAATGAATCATCATTAGCATAACTTTGTGATGTCTTG